AGGGTTGCTGTTCTTAATACTGCCCAGCAGTACAGCCGAGCGCACAATTTTGCAGCCACAGCGTTGACGATTACAAGCTCAACAGTTCCTTGGGACTTGTCGCAGAATCAAGTTGCGACTCTTGCCGTAACAACAAGCGCAACAATGAATGCTCCATCTAATCAGCAGGCTGGGGCAACATACCTATTGATTGCAACACAGAGAACATCAAGTTCTGCCGTATTGGGATGGAACGCAAGCTACAAGTGGCCTAACGCAACTGCTCCAACACTAAGCGTAGGTTCTGGTAATACGGATATTTTCACATTTGTATCAAACGGAACATCGCTTTTTGGCGTTGCAAGTCAGAATTACGCTTAATTTATATTTATGGCTTGGCCTGTATTTCCATTTGGAATGCTTGGATCTCAAGATATTTTAGCCGATATTCTTATTGTTGCTGGCGGTGCTGGTGGTGCTGGTGCTTCTCCTAATTACACATCTGGAGGAGGCGGAGGTGCAGGAGGGTTGCGATATCTTTCATCTCAAAAAATTACTAAAGGATCTTCGTATACAATTACAGTTGGTGGTGGAGGAGCAGGTGGAGTTGGATATACTGGCCCTGGCGTAAATGGAAGCAACACATCGTTTGGAACGACAATCTCAACAGGTGGAGGAGGAGGCGGAGGATATTCAAGCATAGGAAGTGCTGGAGGGTCTGGCGGTGGAAGTTCAAATGCAAATACAGCAACTCCAGCACAAGGAATAGTTGGGCAGGGTAAAAATGGAGGCAAAGGATCTTCTACTTATGGCAATTTATTTGAAGGTGCTGGTGGTGGCGGCGGAGCAGGAACAGATGGATCAAGCGTAATTGTAGATGGTTTTGGAGCAAATGGTGGAAATGGGCTTGCCTACGATATAAGTGGAAATTCTTATTTTTATGCTGGTGGAGGTGGGGGAGGTGGAAGAAATGGTTCTACAAGCGGAGGATCTGGTGGCGGAGGTGGTGGAGGATTTGCTAATGCTTCTGGTTTCGGTGGAAACACAAATTCTGGATCTGGAGGAGGTGGGGCAAGTTCCGTAACATCTGGACCATATTCTGGAGGAGCAGGAGGAAGCGGGATTGTATTTTTGAGAGTACTGGACGCTTATACAGCATCAACAACTACTGGATCTCCAACTGTCGCAACTTCTGGAGGTTATAGAATTTATCAATTTAATGGTGATGGAAGCATAAAGTTTTAATTATGGCACATTTTGCAAAATTAAGTGATGATAATATTGTTTTGGCAATTCACGTTGTCAACAATAGCGTTATCAATTTTAATGGTGTAGAATCAGAGCAGGCTGGAATTGAATTTTTGTCTGCACTACACGGACATTCCAAGTGGAAGCAGACATCATATAATGCAAGAATTAGGAAGAACTATGCTGGTATTGGATATACTTACGATGAATCAAGAGATGCGTTTGTGCCTCCAAAAGAATATAATTCTTGGGTATTAAATGAAAATTTGTGCAGATGGGAATCTCCTACAGAATATCCAAATGATGGCAAAATGTATATTTGGGATGAAGCTACAATTAGCTGGAAGGAAATAACAAATGACATTAACTGAAATCGCTCAGTATGCTGGCGAGAAGGTTGGAAAGACCGACTCGGATACGCTTACCTTCCTGCAGAAGTCGGCATCGCTTAACTACAGGCGCGTGTGGAACTTTGCCCCATGGCGTGAAAGCATTACGAATTCCACATATTCCGTCTCAACTTCGACCAGGACAATTACCCTGGGATCTCTTGTTGAAAATCCCTTGTCCGTAGCATACGGAGACAGCGAGTTGTTATCTGTAGACCTTCAGACAATTGTGAGCCAGGACGCTGACTTGCTTGACCAAGAAAGGACCGGGACTCCAACTCAGTATTATTTCAAGGGCCGGAACACGTCCGGGACCGCAGAGATCGACCTATATCCACTGCTCAACACGACCAGCACAACCACGTTGAAGGTAATAGAAAAGATCACTTGCGTCACAAGGCAGAATAATGTTGTTGAGTTTCCTCCAAGTTCTTCTGCCCTTACCGACGAATTGCGCCTTCCCCACGTTCAGCATGTTGTCCTGGCGCTTACGCATGCAGACGCCCTCGAGCGCGAGCGTCAGTACGCAAAGGCTCAGGCAGTTGTATCGACCGCGAATGCTGACCTGGCGCAGATGGCTCAGTACGAGATGAGCCAGGTCGGAGGAATAAAGGTCATCACACCGTCGAGTTTAGGCGAATACAGCATCACAGACATAGGGGTTTAGTCTGTGCCATATTTCCAGGACAACTTAGACGACGTTCTGTCCTTCGACGGAATTCGCAATTTTACCGGGGGCCAGGCTAGCGGACTGCAGTCTGATCTCCTTGGCGAAAATCAAGTCCAGCAGTTGTACAACATGACCCTTTCCCCAAAGGGGAATCTTGAGACCAGGGTCGGAACTTCAAGTTTTGCCACCGGGGCTACTAGTGGCACAGGGTCTATCGGAGGAATGCGGTACTACGAAACAGGATCTACGTCACAATTGCTTACCGTAACAAACGGAAGACTCTACAGCATAAACTCGAGCGGAAACGCTACATTGAGTCCTGCAGATTTAACATGGGCCGCGACTACAAGTTCATTTGGAACAAACACACAAAAATGGGCTAGCGGGTATTCTGTTAGTTCTGCCGTTGAGGTAAGCATGGCACAATTTAACAACAAGATGTACATAGCGGACGCTGACGGTGATCTGCACTATTGGGACGGAGATATTGTGGTAAGGCAGTCCGGGAAGGTCAGGGCAATCACGATAACCAGTGGTGGCACCGGGTATACTAGCGCAACAGCAATCGTGACAGGACCACAATGGGGCGGACAATTTCCTACGCTTATTACTCAGGTCGCAGGGGGCGTCGTCACAGGAGTGACCGTCGTCGAGGGGGGATCTGGATATTCCGCAGCCCCCACAGTGACGATTGTTGGGAATGGATCTGGAGCCACAGCAACGGCAACTGTAAGTCCGCCACCTCAAAATCTTAGGCTTTTGGTTAATATCGAAAACAGGCTTTTTGGAGTTGGGGCCGGAGACACTAGGAACACGCTTTATGCTTCTGACATTCTCGACCCCGCGGTGTGGGATCTCACAAATAGCATTGTTGTGAACGGAGACGACGGAGACCAGATCACGGCAATCGTCCCATACTATAACAACAGAATCATCGTATTCAAAAAGCGTCGAGTATTCCAGGTGGATATTCCTAGCGACGCTACAACCGCAGCTGATTGGGTCGTGTCCATCATATCAAATAACACTGGCTGCGTAGCAACCGGGACAGCGGTTCAGGTAAGTAGCGATATTCTTTTCTTATCAGACAACGGAATTCGGTCCCTGGTCCGCTCGGTTGCAGACGACTTTAGCTCGGTAGGCTTACCAATCTCGGAAGTTGTCAAAGACGTTATTCAAAGCATAAACACTGACTCAATTAGAATTTCTACAGCAATTTACTACGACAATAGATATTTCCTGGCAGTGCCGACAGGATCGAGCAACGTCAACGACACGCTTATAGTTTACAATACTGTGCTTGGGGCATTTGAGGGCACCTGGAGCCCAAAGATAATGCAGTTTACTCTTACGAATTTTAACCAAGCAGGAACCAGGGTAATGCTTAAGAAGGTAAACGGAGTTATTGAGCAATATGCTGGCTACAAGTCCCCGGCTGGAACAGTCTCGTCAGACTACCTGGACGCAGGAACAAGCTATGACTCCTATGTTCGCACAAAAGATTTTAATTTCGGGGATACGTTTGCTGCCAAATATGGCTCGCATTTTGAGGTCATCTTTGATGACTCGTTTTCAAACAACGCCAATATCTTTATTCAAAGAGATGTCGACACTGGAGACATCAGCGTTCAGTCCGGGCTGAACATTGCAAGTTCAGTGTTGACCCTTCCGTTTGTGCTACCGGCGACGCTTCCGACGACAGTAAAGAAACGGATTGCAAGCGATCTTCGTAAGTATGAAAAGTGGCGCCTGCTGAATATCAAGATCTCAAGCACTGCAAACAAGATGGCAATTCGGCAGATTGTCGCGGCCGCAAACCCGGACACGATCGAGATCCAGAAAGTAATATGACCGCTATAGAATATATTGAAGCGTCCGGGGTGCCAGAGGGTATGTGGCACAACCTATCTGATTGGTTTAATTGGTTTGAGAAGCAGGGCATGGTCGGCATCGTCGAGGACTCAAACGGCATCGCCGGGGTGGCGCTAGCCAGGTGCCTTAAAGAGGGCCAGAAGCCTGACCACTACGTTCACTCCGAGGATGGGGACAATGTCTTTGTAGACTTGACGATCTCCTCAAAGGGTGCTATCTCCTTGAGATGCCTATTGGTGCTCTTATGGGAGCGTTTTGGCATTCGTAAACGTATTACGTTTAACCGTTCCGGGAAATCCAGGAGTTATGATTATATGAATTTTATGCGAAAGGCTAGGGTCTAATAT